CAATAACCTTCACCTACTTCATCTATTTGTAATCTTGAAAACACAGTTTCTTTTGCCGTATCTGTACCAACCAGATAAAAACGCACGTTAGTTCTTTTATCCACGCTCATTCGAGAAACTATAGGTACTCCTCTAGTGCTTGCACCTTTAACTGGATACACCCGACTTGGTTGTTTCCTTTTACAGAAATCATAAACTGATTGAGTATGATGACCACTATCCACTGCGACACATACTGCTTTTAACTTCTGACCAGATGGATGTGTAAAGGTTCGTTCTAAATGTTGATCCAATGTATCCCAAAGAGCTTTGGTGGAAGGATCACCTGCTAAAACTTCATAAGCTAATCCCCAAGTCTCTTCTTGTATTCCCCAACCACGGAACTCAACCTCTAGCCGATCCGCTTGGACATCCACCGCTGCGGTTATAACCAGAACTCCATCGGGTGCGTCAAACTGGTAACCTTCTCGCCTTCTCAGCAACGGATCACCTTCAACCGTGTGCCCTTGCTCTTCCCAACTCTCACCTAAAGCGGTATTGGTAAAAACTTTGAGCGTTTCTGGATATTTCTTCGCTTCTAAAAAGGAACTGACCATTTCAGACCACGAAACCCACGGAGAATAGATTTCATTGATCCAAAATCCCGCAATGCCGTTTGATTCTTCAGTGGCACGCCACTCACCACCCAAAAGTATCCGACTCTTGTCCGATTCTTGCATCTCATATTGGCAGTGTTCACAAACATAACGAGCGGTTTCGGGGAGATGTTTACCATCTTCATCCTGATCCCATCTGACATTTGCCCATTGCAACACCTGAAACTCATTACACTTCGGACACGGAACATAATATTTACGCTGATCAGATTCTAAAAATGCTTGTTCAATTCGACTAGCACCTTTAACCGTAGGTGTAGAAGTCATAATGACCTTACGATTCCAGAAAGTGGTGGTTCTTTTCTTAGCTAGTGATACAGGATCACCTTCAGTTCCCGCTGATGTTGGGAATCTATCAACTTTATCTAGAAATACAATACGAATAGGACGTGAAGCCAAAGAACTAGCACTACTAGCTCCCGCCATAGTAATGTGTGGCCACCCGCAAATGTTTTATGAAGAATTGTATTGTTTGAACTCCTTGCTCGTGGGTCTTGAACTAAGTCTTTAAGCGCAGGTGAATCTCTTAGCATTGGAGCAAACCGATCCTTCGACCATGTTTGTGCCATTTCTAAAGTCGGTTGAATAACCAATATAGGTGCGGGGTCTTGTGCGATGAAATAACCGACAGGATTATTTAAAAACGTTTCAGTCTTTCCAACCTGTGCCGAAGTCATTCCAATAATCGTATGGATTCTTGGATCACTAATTGCGTCTTGCCATCCTTTTTGAAAAGGAGCACGACCTAAGTTGTATTTTCCCGGTTCCGCAGATGCTTCGGAACTTAAAATTCTATTAGTTACAGCCCACTCGCTGACCGTTTGCTTTGGAGGTGGCTTTAGCAACTCGATTGACTTTTGCAGTCTTCTGTTCAACGGGGACATATTCTGATAACTCACTCAACACCTCAAAAACTGCCGACTCTAATACAATACGAGCACCACCAACTGATTCTTCCGCATGAACCAAAGGAGCGATCTTACTTGGAGTAGCTAATAGGCGTTATCGGACTGCGGAAAATATTTTATCTAGGTGGTCACCTATTTGATCTACCTCTACCACTTGATTACTTTTGAGTTTTAAATCAAGCTCTGCAAGTTCCCGCTTTGCTTTTTCATGTAGTGCTTTTTCACTCCAATAATTTGGAGCCTTATCATTATTTGATTTGTTATCCAGTTCTGCATCACTCATTTCAACATTCAACTTGCCTTTAATGAGATGCAACCGACCTTCTTTGACTAGTCTGCCAATGTATCCTTTGGTCACATTTCTATGCTCTGCATATTTGCTCTGACTTAAATTCTCTTCAGTTGTTTTAGTCATTTTTTAAGGTGTTACAATATGTGAATGAACACTGCTATTCTCAGAGGAATCCTTGTCGTAATTATTGCTATTTCTCTTTTTATGATGTTTACGACCGACTCTCCCTATCCATTAGCGACTTTGGGTATAGCGATAATTTGTTTTTCTATCATCCCTAAACCACCCGAAGAGTGAACTAACCCCCCTGTCAAAAACCTAGCTGTTTTTCGCCCGCTGCGACCCTCAGATGGTCTAATCGACCAAGTACCTTAAACTATTTCATTTAAAGGTGTTAACAAACCTTCCCTTCGATAGGAAAATGTATGGAACACAATTTGCACTACCAATAGAACATAAAGATAAAAACCATTAAGGAGTTAACAATGTCTTTTACATTAGAACAAAAGCTTCAACCAAGATTTACAAATTGTCCTCGTTGCGGATTAACTGACACATTCCTGTCTACATTTAGTAATGCTAGGTACTGTGTTAACTGTCACCAACTGTATGACAAGACAGATGGAACTCGTATAAGAAAACAGTTGATGACATTTTTGAAAGAAAAAGATGTTGAACTGCAAGAATTTGAATTAATTTTTAGTGAATATCAGAATCTTTTTTATAAAAAGATAAATGCCGCCTGTGAACTGTTTAATCCATCTAACGCAGATGTCGCCCGTGGACGGTTAATCCATCTAAATTAAACTCTCCCCTTAAACTATTGTGATATATACCTTTAGGGATCGATTCATTATACCGTTAAAGAAGTATGTCTAATAATCCAACTACAAAGAAACAAAACAACATTCATCCATCATTTCACAAAGAACTTTTCAAACTTAATCTCAGATCAGCCAGTGACCATTATGGAAAATATTTGGATAAAATCCTTGAGGTTACTGGAGGTAAAGTTCTTTATGGTTATGATGAATTCAATAAAAAGAAACAATAACTTTAAACTCTCCCCTTCGCTTTCATTAAATGAAAATCCAGTGCCCGTTTAAATAGAATTGGGAACCGTGTTTTAATTTTCTTGTTAAATATCTTTGCCATGTCTTGTCGTTCAAACTCTCTTGGTAATGATGCACCGTGAAGAGCTTCTATTCTTTTTGGATTGCGTTTAGATTTCTTAAAGACCAACTGCTTGCCTGAGTTTCTTCCACTGCCAATGAAAGCTCCACGATATATTTTTCGTTTGCCCCATATCTTTGCCGACACACCTTTCTTTGTTTGTCTTGCACCAAACTCAATAGCATTTAAGTAACGTGATTTAATATGAATTGAATATGTTTCATCACCTTTGCGTGCCTTATCCTTTTTGATTTTCTTTCCAACCACTCCTGCTTTAAGACCCGTTGCATCTTTCAATTCTCTTTTGGCTTGAGTAACAACTTCAGCCCCAACTTTATTCAGTGATGTAACCAATGCCTTCTGAACATATTTCTTATGAACTGTTCCTAAGTTCCGCAATGCTTCTTTCATGTTGCTCTTTACTTTAACTTCCATTTCTTTTTTCCCAATCGTTCATTGCCATAGTGAAGTTGAAGTCCATCGTAAAGTTGTTCCAACTGATCTAACGTTGCTTGAAAGTGTGATTGAATACCCTGTCTTGTTTCATCAATAGGATCAGATGCTAAAAAATCATTAGCACTAACCCATCTGTTATTATTCTTTTGCTTGTGTCTTCTCACTCGCAACCTTTTCCCGCACATGACTTCTTTACCAAATCGTTCCAAAGTGGGTTGTGATCAGTTTTAAATGCAATAGGATAGATTTTTGTAAAGAAGACATAACCAAATGGATTACCACCAACCACCATTAGTTCATTCCCTATTGTTCTAACTGCATTACATTGAGGGAAAGGTGTTGGCATTCTTGTAACTACAAACAAAAACTCAAGACCACCATAATCAAACACAGCGTGATTTGCTTGCTGGTACTGGATGACATAAGGTGGGCGAATTAATTGACCAACTTCTGGAACCGATGGGGTTGCTTCAACTTTCCACATAGTGAATAAAGTAATGAATAGAGCCAACGCAAATATAAAAATTGTTTTAACCATTTAATCGTTGAGCACTTTAGTGGCGTGCTCGTATTTGTTAAGTAAAGATTGCATAGACAGAAGATAAATACGGAGTCCTTCCAAATCTTCAGGTGTCACACACAGATAGTGATCACCACAAGGAACAAAAGTTTTCTCTGGTTGCACCACTGCTTTAGGTAGCACTGGTCTTGCGTGAATAGGGAAAAGTTCTTTGCCACTAATTCCGCTTACGCAACCAAGGAGCACGCACAGGGCGATGATTATTCCCTGCATTTTGTATTTGTCGATTAAGCTCTTCATCTTCTTTCCGATTAAACTCATTCACATTCGCAACCTTATCCACTCGCTCTTTTAAAGACTCAGCTTGGTTCAAGCGTTTCCCTGTTCTAACAGCCCACCAAAATGCAAAGCCCAACATGAGGAGGATTCCACCTAATGTGACCAGTGTTGTCATGGAATATCGTCCATGTTTCGATTCTTAAAGATATTCATAGCGAGAAAATTAAAAAACTTTGAAGCCATGTCCATAAACATGTTTCCACGCCATCGTGTAGGCATAGCCATCGTCACAGTATTTGCGAAGAGAACTATTTCGCCTATCATTGCGATCATGTTTTGATCCATAAACGCCTTCATAAAATCCATCGAACTACTCCTTTAAAATTAGTTTTAATAAAGCCACATCACTTCTTGCACCTTTGACCGATCCACATCCAAATGAACAAACCCCCCGTATGAACCTTTTGAGATACCAATCCTTTTAAAAATCTTTTGTGCAACTTCCACCAGTTCGTATCTGTCTTTGCTGTTTAGACACGCAATATCGACAGCGTTCCCTATTCCATAGTCATCTGGAATATGACTAGAGTTCATGCTTGCCTTAATACTTGCGTTATAAAATTCGCACCGAACTCCACTGGTAATGATTATGGGTCTGCCAATGATGTTCCTGACCTTTTGCAACTTCTCAATCAAAACAGAACTGATCTTGTCTGCACCACAGGAACAAGGGCACATGATTTCCAGTTTTGAAAAGTTTTTACTCAAATCGCCCATAAGTGCTACAGTGTGTGTAATGAATTTGTCCCTACATATTGAAAGTAGTGCTGCCCTAAAATCACAAGATTCACCTTGCCAAACCTATGGGTGTCGGCATCAGAATCCAGATAACTGCACAAAAAACTCAATGGAAAATATCTGTGCCTTTGTCAGAGCCGATAATATTTGCAAAAAACCCCCAATGCATTGGGCGAAACAATATAAAAAATTATCGAATATTGCCTGAATCAAAAACCCTGCCACATGTTTTTTCATCAATAGGTATTTAGATTATCGCTCAATTGTCGATAAAATTTATATAATAGGTAATAGACCTTGGTTGCCTTAGGGACGCTAGAGGGAGGTATTCTTATGAGGATTCCTGATTATCGAAATGTCCACGGAGTCAAAGATTTAAATCACTGGACAACAAAAACAAGCAGGGTTGAGAGAGCTCATGAAGATGCGTTTGAAAAAGAATTGGAAGACTCCATTCATAAAAGAAAATCTGAAGAAAAAACGAAAATAAAAAAAGAGACTCAAAAAAAACATCAGGCTCTCATTGACGAAAGCCAAGAACTAGATGAGATGGAATTAGAAATCGACCATCTATTTTCTGAATACGACAAAAAAATTAAATCGGAAACGGATATAGATTTAGACAAGGAAACTCCGAACAATAGCGACCAAGTTTCCAGTTGGGCTTAATTCACAGAGTCAAGATAGATTTCAGATCAACTATGGGACTATTCTATTTCAGGTAGGGGAAGATTAATGCAATTT